GAGTTAGGTACTTATGCCAACGGTACACCCTCTGTGTGGGTATACGGTAGCTCCTCACAACCACCGTCTTCTAGTAATGGTTTGGAGTGCTTGATCAAGGAAACACCTGATACTGTGGCTCGCGCTACCAGTGCCGGGTATAAGTATAAACCGCAGTTATGGGAGGTGACTTTGAGGAATTGGGCAAAAAACTCTAATTTACCCTTAGCCCTTGCCAAGATTGAAAAACGTTTCAATGTGTCTCGCTATACCCACCTTCCGGCTGCATCTGACACTTTGGAACAAAGTAGAATCTTCATTTTTGACCCTATTGTTATTTAAAACTATGCCCATCACACTAGATTTTAGCCGCCCCAAGTCTGTTACTACCAACTCAACTAACGCAGTAATTAACGCTGGTACTGCGGTAGAAGTGGACACAAGTGTAGAAGAATCCTATTTTCTGCCTTTTACTCACGCATCCATTACCCCGACTGCGTTTGATGTGTCTGGTTGTAACCTGATAGCAACAAATACTACCATCACCACCACCACGGCTAACGGCTTCGCTTCGGTTAGAGTTGGTGATGTAATTACTGTTAGTAGCGGTGGTGGCACTGTAGCTGCTAATACTGTGACTGCTGTTAATAGCACTACGTCTATTACCTTGAGCGTTGCACCAACGGCTGGCAGTACAAGTGCTAACAGCACCGTCATTACTGTTACACCACCTGCTATTACCCCTACTGCTTGGGGTATTAAACTTACCTATGTGAAGTCCGGGTCTGTGGTATCAATCCGTCCTACCTTCTTTATGTACGACGGTAGCTTGAATGGTACTGCGGGTACACCTGCTAATGCTAGTGCAATCATTAATTTAGTGGACTCTCAAGGTAATACCCCAAGCATTGATTTAGATGCTTTCTACAGTGGCATTCGTGTCTCTAGAAGTGTCTAAGTTCTGCTTGCTAAAGGTCAACATTTTTAATCTAGGAACTTTAAAATATGGCAACTGCTAATCGTCCTGTACAGACCGTAATTCTTCAAAACTACACCTTGGATTTGAAGCTATTGCCCGAAAATACACGTAGCGTCACCACTGCAACGATTACCGTAACCTCTGCGGCTGCTGAAGGTGCAACTTCTCTTAGTGTGGCTACTACTGCAGGTGTCACTTATACGATTGCTGCTGGCACTTCTTTGAGTTTTGTTGCTCCTTCCAATCCCACAATCAGACAACAGGCTTTGGTTCTGGCAAACGCAACTCTAGCGGGTGCGACTGCCGTAACTCTCACTGTTGCTCCCTTATTGGATGCGATCGCCATTAACTCTACCTCTCGCTTAGTTCAGGATATGTTTCCTCTGCTAGGCATTACCAGTTTTGGTTTGCAGCCTTCTCCTACTGTGGTTGATACCACACACTCTCAGTCTGGTTCAGGTACTAGCTCCGCTATCATTCGTTCTAAGCGAGAAATATCTGTAGAAGGTATCGAGTATGTTGGTGATATTGCATTAGAGCAATTTATCAAACGTACGCATTTTGACCCCGTGTACATGAACCGCGAGTTATACGCCATTGCTACCTATCCCAATGGTTCACGGTTTGAAGGTGCAGCTAAATCCACTGCTTTGAACTTAACAGGCACTCCGATGGAAGTAATGAAGTATACCTTCACTTTAGAATTCCAGGATGACTGGATTTGGACACCTGCATACTACGCTACTGGTGGTTTAGCCAACGGATTCCCTTCTTATAACCTCTAATGAAGATTTTAAAAGATAGCACAGGCTCTCTTGCTATCTTGATAAACTGCCGCATTGAAAACGATAGGTTGCTGTGCGGTGCGGCAGTTTTTAGAGGTGGTTTGTCTGGAGAAATTAAAGTTTCTAATGGTAAAACTACTTGCAAAATTAAAATCCCTGATTCAGTTCAGACGGTGGCAACCTATCAAGTTTTTGCAGACTCAGAAGATAATTTGGAGATTGAATATGCGTCCAGTCATTAATAAAAAACCTAAGTATGAAATTATGCCAGTTGGTGATGAACTATCTGGTGTAATTTATCTAGAAAAACGTGGCTCTCTCACGGTTGGTGAGGCTAGTGCTGTAGATTTGATTGACTCCAAACGTCAAAAAGCCGCAATTATCGCCTCTAAATTGGTAAAGAAAATTTCCGTTGACCGTGGCGTTTCTATTGCCGAAGCTCAAGAGATGTTGTCACCTACTCGCAGTGCTGATGCTGGCGTGGAAGTAGACAATTCGGCTGTTATTTATGACTACATTGAAGACTTTACTGAATTAAATTCTTTGAGTGCCATTGATAGTGCATCGGTCTCTATTGCGATCGCTACTCTGATGATTCAAAAACGGGTGGCGTTCCCGGTCGAATTGTTAGCTCCTGTGGCGTTTAATTCTACTTCTATCAAGATTGCGCCCATCAGCTTCTATCTCAAGGATAAACAGGTAATTAAGTTTGGTGATTGCCTAGTAATTGTTAATGGCAATCATGAACCTGCTGTTGAAGAAGATTATTTGATTGTCAATGTTTTCCCTGTGTCTGAAAACTTAGAAGCTACGACAGGTTTCTTGTACAGCAAAGGGGAGAAAAAATATCAAGTTGGTACAGAAGACTGGACTGAGGAAGATACCAAGGGTTGTAGTAATGAATTCGTGGTAGCTATTTACAAATTCTATGAAAACGAGCGTAGTCGTTGGCAGGTAGAAGCCCCTGTTTCCAATGCAGTCCAGGGGGAGCAACCACCGGTCCAATTGACTGGAGCAGCATCTACTGGAGAATCCAGTCTTACAGAATATTAGACCCTAGATTTGCTGATTGGGAGTCATTTCTCGATCAGCCAATTCATATAGTTTTTGAGTGCATTGAAGCACTCGAAAAGAACAGGAAAGAACAGGCAAACATTGAGGCAAGGGTTCACGCTATCGGCTGGTCTGGGTTGTTCAATGGTTTCAAAAAAGAAACTGACCCTAGTATTGATTTTGTGGATTTGTTGCCATTTGCAGACGAGATTAAAGAGAATAATCGGAAAGTAAGTCAAAGGACTGAAGCCATTATTTCAGAGTTAATCAAAACCAATGATTTGTCCGCTCCTGTTCTGTCCGCGTTGAGTCTGCTATTATCTTGACTACGGGTTAATAATTTTTAATCTGTAGTCTTTTTTATAAGAGGAGATATTTATTATGAATTTAGGTGAATTAATTGTTGAATTGTGTGCCGACACTGCACAGCTAGAAAAATCCTTGGAACAGGCTAAAAAGAAAGCCTATGAAGCTGCGAGTTCTATTGAAAAAAGTTTTGAGAAAATCAATTTAGAAATTAATGTAGACGACGATAGTTTAACAGATTTAAACAAACATTTAAATCTCAAGGTGCAACACCTTAAAGAGGTTAACAAATATTTTAGTAATAATCCTATTGTTGTTAACGTTGACGACGATAGCCTAACAGATTTAAACAAACACTTGAACCTCAAGGTGCAACATCTTAAAGAGGTCAATAAATATTTTAATAGTAATCCTATTGTTGTTAATACTGATGTTACTAAATTAGATGAACTAGAAGAAAGACTAGGAAAATTATCAAATAAAACTATTACTATTACCGTTGAGTCTGAGTTAAGTAAACAGTTAGAAAAAAGCTTAACCGATGCTGTTCAAAGTGCTGTTAGAGATGCTGTAAGTGAGTCTTCCATTGCATCATCACAACAACAAGCACAGAAAGACAGCGCATCTTCTAGCAAAGCCCAACGGGTAGATGTGATTGCTAGTCCCATGCGTTCCATTATTGATGGTGCTTTCGAGAATGTGGGGAAAAGACTGACTAAAGGCATCAATAGCAGCATTGAGGATACTATTGGTGTAAGCATGGATGACATGACTAGAATGTCTGGAAATATGCTTTTACGGTATTTTGGAGTTGGTAAAAAAGCACAATCAGACCCTAAGAATGAACAGAAGCGCATTGAGGCTATTTTTAAAGATGGGATGGATGCGTTTGTTAGAACTCATGATAGTAGGGTAGAAAAAGGTACTAGGGGCAGAAGAGCCACCAGGAGTGCTGCTAATGATGATATAGGTGTAGACTTTGAAAGTGCTAGTAGGATAGCTAGTAGTAGCGCGTTACGGTATTTCGGGATTGGCAAAAAAGCACAATCAGACCCCAAAAGTGAGCAGGCTAGGGTTAAGGCAATCATTGAGGATGCTATCAAGGAATATTCTGGCAGTTCAATAAAACAAGGTAATTCTGGAGTTATTTCTAGTACATTTTCAGAGATAAACAAGGCGTTCTCTGACAGCATTAATGTCACCATTGAAAGCATTGCTCAAAATGCTAAATTAGCAACCATTAGACAAGCTAGACAATCTGCTAAAGCGGTCACTCAAAATTCCGCGCCTGGGGTTCAAAATGCTATTAGTGGGTTCTTTGATGCCGCTGAAAGTAGTGATAAAGGTGCGGTTAATAAATACATTGGAGAAGGAATAGCTTCACAATCAAAAAAAGCAGTAGAGTCTATTTTTAATAGATTATTGCCCAATGCTTCTCCAATTATTAAAGATTTTCTAAAGACTGGAGTGTCAGTAAAACCAGTAGAACCGGTTGTTAAATCTTCTTCGGATATTCTCAAGGAAGCCGCATCAGATTTAAAAAATGCGGCTAAAGCGTTGAGTGATGCTGCTATTAATGTTAAGTCAACAGAGCCTACCGCAAAAATTAGCAAACCTTTTGCTGCCGAAACAACCTCAGACCCTTGGCAAGATGCGACACCCTTGCCTAAGCAACTGCCAGCTAAAGAAAACAAATCTCCGTTACCACCACCTCAACAAAAACAAAAACGAGAATTAGAACCTATTCCTGTAAATATTCCTGAGCAAATTAAGCCATTATTTAAAACAATTCAATCTGAAATACATAAAAATATTGATATATCTGAAGGCTATAAAAATGCCACAAAATCAGAAAATGATTTGACACCATTACCTTCTATTCCATCGTCTAAAAATACCAAGAAATCTGCTCAGGTTTCCTTGGATAGTATTGAACAATCATTAACAGCAATAAACAAATATTTCAGTGATGAATACAAGAGGGTTCAGTCAAAGGTTAAACACGCCATCAGTGATGCTGGTACAAAAGAGGATATCAGTGCTGCAAGGTCTGAGGTTTCTAATTTTGTATCCAGGTCAAAAGAAGCAATTTCTACTATTGATAGATATGTAAAAACTGGGCAAGATGCGGGTTTTAGCAAAGATATTAACAGTGAATTATCTAGGATTCATAGCAGTGGTAAGTCTAGTATTTCCAAGAATACACGCAGTGCAGAGAAAGGTTTTCTGGGTAAGCTAAACCTCGCTGACAAAAAACTGTTTGACCAGCAATTAAAAGGTTATGTTGCCCAAGCGGAAAGTCTGGGCATAGAAGTAGATGCAGGACTAAAGAAAGGTATTCAACACGCTGCTGGTGGTGTATCCGATGCTGCCCGCGCTATGCTTGACGACTTGATCAAGGCTGTTAAAGCCAAGATGGAAATTCAATCACCTTCTAAGGTGATGATTGCGTTAGGGTTAATGATTGCATCGGGATTGGCTATTGGCATCAAAAAAGGTGTAGTTGATGTTTCCGGTGCTAGTAACTCGTTAACTAATGTTGTTAGCAATAATCTTAAAAATATTAAGTCTCCAGAAATTCTAAATCAGTTAACTTCAGCAGTTAAAAAAGATTTTGGCAGTAACAGCGTTATAGGTAACTTATTCAATGGTGTTACGTCTGCACTCAGTAAAGGCGGCGGTCTTAAAGAAATAGGTATTAATTTAATATCGTCTTTTAGCCAGGGTTTCTTATCTGGTAATAGTGGTACTTTAGGGACTGTAATTAGTTTTGCTAAAGGCGTTGTATCAGCAGTTAAAAAAGTATTTAGAATAGCATCACCATCAGGCGAAGGTATTGACACTGGTGAGAATTACGCTAGTAGCCATGGCACTGGTATTCGCAATAAAGCCCATATTGCTGTTGAAGCTGCAAAGAAAATGGCAGAAGATATCAAAAATGTCGTAGCTGGTAGGCTTAGTCCGTCTTCAACACCTACTTCACCTATCGAGGTTCCACCGACACCTATGCGCAATATCACTCCAAGGATTTGGCATACTTCGGCTTTGAAGGAATCTGCGTCAGGTGGTACGGAAAAAATCACACCTGATAATATTACACGAGCAGGTATTTCAAGGATCTGGGATAACCAGACCCCACAAATAGCTAACGCAGTTGTTCAACAGATAAGAAATCAATTGGCTTTACCACCCGTCAGACAATTACCTGCGCTACCACCAGCACGGACACCTATCCCAGATCCTTGGGATAGCCAGACTCCACAAATAGCTAATGCAGTTGTTCAACAGATAAGAAATCAATTGGCTTTACCACCTGCTAGGACACGATTAGATATTAATTCATTAAGTAACTCCGCTCAGTCTAGTTTACAGGCGTTAGCTAGAGATATTATTTCTAGGCAACCAAAAACCCAGCTACCAACCCCACAGCCTATTAGCCCAATAATTACGCCCCGCAGTTTCGCGCCCAACCCAGATGCACGGTTAGTATTGCCAAACAGCACTACCGTAAATCCAAATGCACGATTAGTATTGCCTAACAGCACTATCGCAAATCCAGACGCGCAACTGATATTACCATCCAGACCTGGCACTACGGCAAGGACAACTATTACACAACAAGAAGTCAACGCACAAGCGTTGATTAATAAAAACAAAGACTTGCTGGTCAATCTAAATGCTTTGCTCACCAGGAACATGACTGCAAGTTTGACTGGCTTTGCGACTGTCCTGGATGACCTTATGAACGCGCCGCGCTCTCCTGTAGTGCGATCGCTCACTCAACGAGTAGGTGCGAGACTTCCCGTTGCTTTGCCACCAACAGTCCCTACTTCTCTTGTTCCTGAACCCTTTACATCTACCACAATCAAACCTAGTTTACCTGCTGGGCTTGGGTTCTTCCCGATACCTGCGTCATCAGCCAAACCTCCCGCTGTCGCTCCTTCTCCTTTTGCCCCAACATCACCACCACCGCCACCAATACCACCAGCACCACCATCCCTATCGTCGCCACCACCACCACCCGCAGACGGATTTTTACCAATAAGAGTTCGTACGCCACAAAACGCAACGAATCAATACTTACAACTAGGTAAGGACTTAGTCACCAATTTATTTACCGCAGTTGGTGATAGTATTCGGCAAAGTACATTATCCGGCTATGCTTCATTAGGACAGGTAATGCGTAATGCTGTAAACGCAGCTTTGTTCTCCCTTGCTGATACCTTAAAACAACCGCTTTACAAAGGATTACTGTCTCAAGCTCAGTCTGCATTGCCTTGGTTTATGAAGTTTATTCCTAAAACAATGCAGCTAATCCCCATGCTGAAGCCATTGATGCCCATAATTGGGGGATTAACGTTAGGACTGGGTAATTCTATTGTTAAGAACTTACTCAATAATGATGTTTTAAAACCAGGTGGGTTTTTAACAAAGCTATTAAGTTCTGTTACCAGGATTGACTTAACTTCTTTATCTGGTGGGAAAGCTCACGGAATATTGGGCGCAATTTCTCAAGCAATGAACCCTGTACCTAATGTTATAAATAGTGCGGGCATTGGTGGACCCCTTTCTCTTGCCATGGGGTTATTCGGTCCATTCATGAATACCTTTAGTGGACTTTTAGGACTAGATCCATCTACACAAGCTAACCCTAAAAAAAGAGCAGCTACTGTTGATCAGGTATTACAAGAGCAGATTAAATCTAATAGGAAAAAAGCAGGATTGTCTGATGCTAAAGGCTCTCAAGCTAGTAGAGAATTAATAGAAAATATAGGAAATAAAACAGTAGATAGCGTACTGGAAAATCTCAATATTCCCATGATTCCTACTTCTGTTATCCAAGGAATGACAGGAAATAAAATTAAACAACAGTCTGGAGAAATAGCTAACGCCATAGATTTCATTGGTGTACAAAGAAGTAAAGCGGAACAGTTATTAGAAAAAACTATTAAGTCAGGGCGTAAAGACGTAGCGACAAGAGCAGACATACTTACTGGACAAGTGCTAAGAGAGCGCGGTTACAGTACGAGTGTCCGTAACGCTATGTCAAGCGAAGACCTAGAAAAGGCACGTCGGTATATATCTAACACACCTCTTGCTGCTAGTGACAATGAACGTA